GACCTACAGAACATCACTACTAATAATACACCTGTGGATCTCAACACTAACGGAAGCTCAGAGGCCACTGATGACGGTATGTATTATGATCATCACGGGAATGCCTACGCTGAGAATCCCTACACGAAGGATGGCGCACGGGTATACCTCGACAGCGAGGGTAACGTCTACACGCAGGATCAACTAGGCGGTTATGTAGAGGGAAGTGCATACGGTGACATCTACATGGTAGACGGTCAAGAGGTCCTGCTTGAGCAAGGCACCATGATCAATGGTCGCATGATGTTCGACGGAGACGGCGACGGTCGCTTTGATGTAGTCTACAATGAGAACGGTAGAGTTGTTGCTCAGTACGATCCTGAGATTAAGGATTGGGTAGACCACAACGGCAACACAAGCGCGTCCATCGGTAAGTACATGAATAGTATAGATCCCTTGACCGGGGCTAGTGGGTCAGGTATTGAAAACCCCTTCAACATGTCTAAGGAAGCATACGAGGCAATGACGGGTGAACAGTACGTCGATGACTTGTTTGCTTTGAAGGCTACGGCAGGTGGCACAGGCGAAGACGGTATGCTGTTAGCCTTAGAAGATGGCGAGATGGCACAGATGGTTGCTCGGTTTGAGAAGAGTCCCTACACGGACCCTAACACAGGCGAAGTACTGTCAGGCGCAGAGGGCCTAGAACGATACCTAAAGAACAAAGGGGTCGGAGTCAACTACAGCAGTGAACACGGCTGGAGGCTTGAGACCGGCATCGATACGTCTGATGGAATCTATGGGACTATGAACGACAACCATAGTGTCGCTGACTTCGAGGGAAAGCCTGATACTACCAAGGACTCCACGATACGGACGATCGCAGACATCAAACCTAATGCTCCTATCGATGACGATCCTTTCACGGACCCAGTAGAGCCAGAGCCAATAGAGCCAGAGGAGGTCATCAAGGAGATCGAGGAGAAGTACACGAAGGAAGAGTCCAGCGATCCCGGCGGTGAAGACGGAGCAGACAACACCCAACCCATTGACACTAGCGGGTCTAACTCTAACGACAGCGCGAACTCTACTCCTGACTCAGCTTCTTCTAGTAGCTCAAGTGCTGACGCGGCCGCACTAGCCGCCGCCTACGCCGCCGCAGGGAAACCTAATCCCCACGAAGGCACGGGTGGTCCGCTAGATCCAGTGGCTAATCCTGTTGAAACAAGCGATCTGCCTGCTGACACGACTAAGGACTCGGATGACTCTGAGATAGAACCTACGGACGGCACAGGAGATCCTGTACCACCAACCACGAACTCTCGAATAGAAGAGATGATGGCTACCGGCGCGACCTACGAAGAAGCAGTGGCTAATCAGAACGCGGCTATTCAAGCTGGCGCTGATGCTAACAGCGATGGTATGGTCACTAACGAAGAGTGGTCTCTGTTCTCAGGTAACTCAGCAACGGGCGACTCCGACAGTCAGGATGCGTCTGACACTACTGACCAATCAGGTGGTAACGGTACGAGTGAAGACGTGACCACAGGCACTGGTGAGAATGATGACTCAACCGTAGGCTCCGGTACTGAGGACGACAACACAGGTAACACGGGCACAGGCACAACGGGTGACACTGGTGATGTCTCACAGGGTACTAACCCTGATGGGTCTGTGGCTGGTCCGGGGCCTAACAACGGTCCGGGTACAGAAGGACCGGGAGGGCCGGGGGATGGCGCTGGCGGTGGCGGTAACGGAGACGGTGGCGGTATGATGAGCGGGGGCGGCGACTACACTCCGCAGTGGGGCGAGCTATTCGCTTACACTACCCTCACGCCGTACCAGAAGAAGGCACTAGCTCCACACGTGGACTACATTAAGAAAGGCAGAGGAATGCTATCATGACATACACTGATCTTGTGAACGAAGTACTGATACGGCTCCGCGAGGACACCGTCACTACTATAGGTGGAAGCAGACTTACGGTCACAGACGATCCTGTGGTTGACATCGTCAAGCTAGCTATCAACGACGCTAAGCGTACGGTAGAAGACGCACACCAATGGAGCGCCTTGCGCCACGATTGGACCGTGACTACGCAGAAGGGGGTACACACGTATCCTCTGGCAGGAGCCAAGAGCTTCGCTAGTATCGAGAGCATCTACGGCGAGAGCGGTCTTTCGATACGTAACGTGAAGCTCAGCTACATCCATAAGAAGGCGGCAGGTAAGCCAGCCAACAACACCCCTATGTACTGGGCTGTGAATGGGCAGGACCTCAACGGCGACGTGACCATCCGCTTCTTCAGTACGCCTAATGACGCTGTGGACTACACGGTGCATGGCTTCAAGCGTACGCCTGACTTAGATCAGGACTCCGACCAGCTTAAGGTGCCTTCGACCCCCGTCATCTACCTAGCGTTTGCCCTAGCGGCACGTGAGCGAGGAGAGGCAGGAGGGGCGCAGTCTACTGAGCTATTCACTATGGCATCTATGTACCTCAAGGACGCTATTGCACTTGATGCTTCCCTGAGTGACCTAGACAACGAATGGAATGTGATCTAATGGCTACGCCCTTACAGACACTGCTAGTACGAGCGCCTTCCTTCGAGGGCCTCAACACAGAGGACAGTCCCTTGGGGCAGGCCCTCACCTTCGCACTGTCCGCAGACAACGCGGTCATCGATAGATTAGGGAGGCTGGGTTCACGTCTAGCATTCGCTAAGGACACTGACTCTATCCCTACGACTGAGACAGTACTACCGGAGACGGTACGAATAGAGAAGGACATCACCCAGATGGGCGGTGGTGACATCAACGGCAACTACGTTATCCTATGCGTGGTCGTGGTGGAGCAGTACAACAAGGAGAACGAGGTCATCCGTCAGGACTACTTCGTGTGCCGTAAGGACGACGACGTACTGACGCCTATGGACATGCCTCCGGGTATCCCCGACAGGACTGAGATCGGACGGGCTGACATCGTGTACTTCAACGATAAGCTGTACCTCTTCAGTAACGGCAACCCCGCCTTGATCTACGACGACACGGCAGATGAGCTAGTGTCCATGAGTGCTGAGACGAACTGGTTGCCCCCTCAGGACGACGATGGCGTCATTGCTACTGAGATAGATGGTGACATCGCATTGCCCGCATACGGACGCCTGTGGGTCTCTGGGGTGGGTGGTGACTATAACCGTATCTACTACAGCGATCTGCTGATAGCTAACCAGTGGTACGACGGTAAGGGCACACCTACGGACACACAGAACACGGGCGGCATCATTGATGTGTCGGAGTTCTGGCCCAACGGTGGCGATCGGATCATCTCACTGGCGGCACACAACAACTTCCTCATCGTCTTCGGACGTGAGTCGATCCTTGTGTACGCTAACGCGGCATCAGGTGACCCAGCCGCAGAGGGTGGCATCTTCTTGCAGGACTCGATGATGAACCTCGGCTCCGTAGGTAGGGACGCTGTGGTCAACACAGGTAGTGACGTACTCTTCGTCGACGACAGCGGCATACGTTCGCTGAGCCGTACGATCCAAGAGAAGTCAGTGCCCATCGGGGACATCTCACGTAACGTACGTGGCGACATCCGACGAGTGATCGCGGAGTCAGAGCAACAGCGCATTGAGCTATCGTACTGGCCCTCGGAGTCAGTGATCGTGTGCTTGTTCCCTGACACAGCGCAGGCCTTCGTGGCCTCAGCTAACGCACCGTCCTCTACGGGTGGTCTCAAGATGACCAAGTGGAACAGGTGCTTCTTCAACAAGACGCACTACTACGAGAACCAAGGCACCACTGCGGTATACCTAGGCGGCAACACAGAACAGAACGGACTGCTGTCGTACGAGGGATACACGGAGTGGAACGATCAGGCGTTTACCTTCAAGTACTCGTCGATGCCCTTGGACTTCGGGGAGCCTGCTAAAGATAAGTTCATGAAGAGCATAGACTACACCATCTTCTCGTTGTTCGAGGAGACTAACGCTACGGCGAGGTGGGGCTATGACGGTAACCTCTCACGTAAGAAGGCGATCGGGATTGACGCACTGACCCCTGCCTACTACAACGAGGCTACGTTCGGTGATACTACATTCGGGGCTTCTGGCTCTACAATAAGGCGCTATCGCGTCAACACACGTGGGAGTGGAAGCATGGCCCGAATAGGCTTAGACGTAAA